TGACGTTGTACCGTTAGTTGCCCAACGTGCATCAGCAAATACAATACCTGATGCATTAGTTTGATCAGTGTTATCAATTAATACCCATTTATCAATACCATCAACTGATTGCCAGCGTGATATGATCGGGTAGTTTTCTAAATCTACTGTAGAAATCCATATATCGCCGTATACTAATGCAGTACCGTCGCTTTGTGTGCTTGGTTCACTTGCGCTAATAATAGGACCATTAGGATCTGTTGCATTTACCCCTGTTGGTGTTGGGAAACCATTGGTGTCATAGTTTGTATTCTTATAACCAACCCATCCTGAAGATGTGTTGACCATAATATCTACTTGATCCACAACGCTGTAGAACCAGTTAGTACCATTTGCAGGTTCTGCTACGGGCTCGCCCTCATTGGCGTCATATGTAAATGAGACCCAATTACTCAATTGAATCTGATAAGGTGATTGTGAAGTACCTGAAACATAAGTCAATGCTTGTACTGCACCTGAACCATTTACTATAGTAACCTCAACTACTAAATCATTAGCCGGAGAAGTTCCTCCCAAATCAGCACCACTAAATGTTACAGTATCACCTACTGCGTAACCAGAACCGCCGCTTGATATAGCAGTTGGTCTTACACTATAACTTCTATATGAAGAAACTACAGTTGGAACTAAACCAGTACCTACACCTGATGTAGATGTTTGTGGACCAGGCGTAAACTGAATTGTTGCTGATGGGCCTAATTTAACGCTTTCTACAAGAGTATTGAAGCCTGCTTCAAATGTCAATCCACTAGATTGTCCATATGTTGCACCTGCAGATGTGATCGTATCATCAATAATTATTTCTCCACCCTCAGTATGAACTAACTGAATAGCACCGTCAGTTGTTACTGATGCCGCTGTGTAAGGTATATTGGCAGCAGACCATGCTGTTACAAAATCAGTAGCATCTGTGTTGTTACCCAAACTTACTGTATAAGCTGATGATAGTGAAGCACTATTTGGAAGTGAAACATATACAGAGAATGTATATGGACCGTTAGTGAATGATGGGCTATTATTGTCACCAGTTACCACTGTTGGACCAGTTGCTAATCTTTCATAGATGTATACTGGACCTTGATCGTACTCACCATTGTAGTTATACATTGCGTAAACTGTACCTGCGGGAATAGCCTTGCCACCGGTTGCATCTAGAGAAGATGATGCTGCCCAATCTGATGTTGCAAGTGTGACTGCTTTATTTACCCATGTTGTGGTATTGCCATTAAATTGAGATACTACTGGTAATAAACCACCGCCCACGGCACCAACTTTAATCCATACAGAACCAGTTGGCTTAGGATATGACTGACTTGACTGCCATAATGGCATTTGAGCAGATGTACCAAAAGCTAATTCTGGTTGATAATAAGTTCCTGCTGGAATACCCAATGCAGTTAAAACTCCAGGAGTCGCTGTTGTTATTGTCAAATATTTGTTAGGATTAGCGTCTCCGCCTGTTTGCTTACTAAAAATGCAAAGTTTTCCATCACGAACACTAGCACTTAAATATGCCCAACCTAAATTATTAATATCTGATGCGACATCAGAAACTAAATCGCCAGGGGCTATTGTTATTGTTGTAGAAAAGTCACCATCCATGTTGATGGAGAATGTACCTGCTGTTAATGTTGGGTTTGAAGCTGTACTTTGAACTGTAGGCCAATCACCCATCCAGTTACCTGAGCCTAAAACGACCCATGTATTATTAACTGTTTTATAAAAATACTGCTTTGATGTAGCAACAGTGGGAGCACTTGTAGGTGATGGCTGAATAGCAACTACAGCGTAATCCCCAATACTACCAATACTTGGTAGAGGTGAACCGCCGGTCAAATCACCAGAATCAGTGATAATGATAGGAAGCTGTTCAGTGAATTGACCTGTTGTAGCATCAAATTCAAAGATACCCCATGTAGAGGTAGTTGTATCTAACCAGTATGTACCATTATCTGGATTACCAGTTGGACGACCTGTTTGGCCAACTAAACTTGCTAAATCAATGTCTGCTCTTAATACATAACAACGATTTGTGACACCCAATAAACTATAAGCAGCCAATAGACCATATTCGTTAAGTTCATAACCCTGAATAGGTGTACCATTCGTTGTTGTATAAAAGAATGGGTTGCCGTATAGGGTAACGAGGTCACGCTGGCTAGTAACTTGAAACAATTTATTAGCATTTGCTGCCGTCGTTGCGGCAGCTACTCCTATGCCGTTTGGATCAGCTTTATTTTGTGCTGTTGCCAATACGACTAGAGGAACGGAATTGGTTGGGGCTGGAAGATACTGACTTTGATCAATTATTGTAACTTCTACGCCTGGAGATGTTAATGCCATTTTCTTTTTCCTTTATTGTAAAATTATGAGGTTTACCACCTGAGAATGCATACTATTATTTATGAAAATATATAAAAAAGACGGTATTACCGTGCCTTCGAAGGTTGGTAAGACATAAATACAGTATGAGCATCCTTCGTCCTATTTGTAATCATTGTAACAAAAATTACAAGGCTATAAATTATGTCCGTGACGGGATTACACACTATCGCAGTATATGTGATGAGTGTGGTAGAAAGAAAAATAAGCTTAAACCTAGAAAGGCAAAGTGGCTAAAAAGTGGATATAAGAAAAAAGCCACATGCGATTTATGTGGCTTTCATAGCATCACGCCAACACAGATTACGGTGTTTCACATAGATGGAAACCTAGAAAATATACAATTAAACAATTTACGTAGTATATGTCTTAACTGCGTTGAGGTCGTCAAAAAGAAACATGTAACTTGGAAGCGCGGCGATTTACAGGTTGATTATTGATTGGATTTGATTGTGTAATTTATCGATAGACCCATTATTGTCAATATAATAATCATAATCTAAACCAACACTACTATATTCACTAGCATGAACACCGGCTTTTATTAATCTATCTTTAGCGATAGCCCAACCAATTTGTCTAGGGCCTTTATTAAGATTTTCCGCATCTTCATACCATTCAGGTCTTTCTCCTCTTTCTACTCTACAAGTAATTCCGCCCACACGCTTGATTGCCAAAACTTCATTTGAAAATCGACAATCCGTAATAACTATGTTGTCTTTAGTCTGACGGAGCTTATTTTCTACACTGGCTACCCAAATATCATGATGGAAATTATTTCTGCAAACTTCTGTCCCCCAGTACTGGAGCACCCATCTAGGGGTTACATTCATATTCAATCTTTCTGACCACCATTCATCTTTCTGCTCTCGCCATTCTCTGCTGGATTTAGTAGTTCCTTCTAGGAGTTCGCGGTCCCAACCAAATACTGATGCAACTGCATCTTTAAGACTTGCCGCAAAACTCAATCTTTTAAATCCATGAAATGTGCAAAGATAGTCAGCAATTGTATCTTTGCCTGATCCGATAAATCCCGTCACGCCAATAATCATTAATTTTCCTTATGTTTAATAACCCAATTGTTCATTTCGTTAGACAACCTTAAAAGTTCTTTTCGGTTCCAATGTCTGTATTCGTCATATGTATTAGGAGAGTATACAGCAAATACTACAGAATTGTCAACTAGTGAGCACCAATAATTGTATATCTCTAATATATCGTTTCTACATATACCCTGCAAATCATATGGTAATATTAATAATAGTTTTCTACCAGTATCATGAATATAATTCACCCAAGATGTAATGCTATTTTTAATTTCTACATATCCAAACTTGTCAAATACTTCTTCTAAAAGGTCTAAGGGGGTTGAATAAACTAATAACTTAGGATCTTGCTCTAGCTTCCACTCTTTTAAAATTACACTACTAATACTAAAATTTTGATTATATGTTATTTCAAAATTGTTTTTTGTAAAGGCCCAAAATAAACAAGATAGGCATCCTGCCATTATAGTAGCAATCGGCTTTTCAGTATGTATGGGTAATGATTCCTGAGTCCGTATATACTGTTCTACTTCTTCGTAAGGATGATATTGAATATATTCGTAACTTTCGTTTACGTTCAACTGACTTATATAGGATTGTTTGTATTTTAACTTTTTTTGAATAAATTGAGCACAGTAATTTTCTATGTTCATGTTTAGAACTCTACAAGAAAAAACAAAATGTTCAATATTTTCATGGTCCCAAGTAGAGAAATAACCAACTAATCCATAGTATCCATATTTGTCCCAAACAAATACTGCATAGTTATTTCTAGGCATATTAAAATATTCATATGGGGTAATGTTTGCATCTGTGTGATCGATCTTAAATCTACTTTGTGTAAAGTTTAAAACATTAGACCTGTTTACCAGTTCTACAATTCTATCATGGTATTCTATGCAACCGTCTTTTGATGCTATCGTTATATGTATATGGCTATTTTTTAGAAAATCAGTATTGTCTCTATCCAAAGATTTTTTTTCTAAAATCCTATATTGTGAAGTCCTGCTTTTTCCAACAGGCATGATAAAAGAATCTACAAATGACGTATTTTGTTCTACTTGTATTTCGGGACAAAAAAACGATACTTCGTTTAAGTTAATTTGATTATCATCAATAAAAAGTACGTGTTTGTATTGTAATTGGCAATTATCTATTATTTGTTTTACAGCTGGTCCTTTAGGAGAAAAATCAATAAAAGGAAAAACGAATAGATCCCATAAACCTATTCGTTCTAATTGTAATCTTGCTTTTTCTAAATTATTCTTAGAACAAACTGAATGTATTATTCCTTGTTTTTCAGAATTTTTAATGAATTCAACTGCTTTGAGATTTATGGTTCCTACGTTACCGTTTTCAGAGAGTGATTCAGACCATAATATTCCATCTAAATCCCAAATGCAAAGCTTTATCATTCATTAGCCTTGGATCCAAGTTAGAGGCTGACTATAATCAACATATCGTTTCAATTCATCAATTAACGCTTCTTGTAATCTAGCTGACTCAGCTTTCATTGCAGTTCCATTTAATGTAGTTCCACCACCAGGACCTGCAATGGTTCCAAACTTTTCACGTGCTTCGCCAATAATACCCTTAAGTACAGCTAAAGTAAAATCACCGATCCAAACGCCGGCGCCTGGATCCTGCAATAATTCATTAACTGGACGTTGTACATCAGCCCAAATAAGGATACGTTCTCCAGTACCTTTAAAGTCACGTACAACACGTAACACTTTTGTTACCGGGTTAAACGTATATGTAACATATCCACCGAACATACGTGCGGCTAATTCAACATAACCTGCATAGAAATCGTATGTTGCCATACCGCCGGTATAGTTATAGTTTAACAAATACGTGTTAAGAATGGCACTACTGAATGGGTCAAAACTCGTAGAACTAGGACCTGTTTCTAGACCAACGGTTCTACGATATAAACATCTAACATTTATAAATTCTTGAGGTAAAGTATAAGTGTCAATATTCTTAATCACGGTCATCAATGTATATGATTCAACCGTTGCATTCTGCGCCCTTTGACGATATATCTTTATGGCGTAGTTAAACGCAGCCTCATAATGTTGAGGATCTAATTCGAGGTCTACTATATCCCCGCCCAAGCGAAGGCGTATGTTATTAAATAACGCTTCTTTAAGTTCGGTTTCCGTTAAGTTTGTGGGTGTTGTTAAAACGCTAGCGACCATATATTCTCCAGATATGTGTATTTATCTGGATTTACAAATCACCTTCTTTACGGTTCTCAGAGTAGAATGCGTCAAAGTGTCCGCCCGGGTAACGTGCTTCAAGTTTCTTCACGTTCTCAGCAATGACCTCATTAGGATCATAGCCGAGTGCCCTACACGCATTGATCCAGTACCAAATGATATCTCCGAGTTCACGCTTCATGTGAAAACGATTTTCCTCATTGAAGGGTTTACCTTGAAAAACCATCTTCTTTACAATCTCATCAAACTCGCCTCCCTCACTGGCTAGTCCAACTGCGGCAGTCAGTAATAGACTAATGTTTAGATTAGGTTCGTCATCAAGTTCTTGTAGACGCCTAATTAATAGTGCAACATCATTGCTAGCTCCGCTAGTAACTTCTTGGACAAAGTCCTGATATTTGTTTAGATCAATTTTGTTCATTAAAATGCCTTTAGAATAATCATGTTTTCGTTAAAGCGACCATTGGGTTGAATAGCTACTGCTTTAATACTATCAAAGAATTTACGTGCCGCGGGCTTACTTCCCATGACTTCTTTGATCTGTTCGCCGGGTTTACGCAATGTTTTAATCTCTGATTTGCCGGTATCAAATCCGATAATCGTATTACCTTTAACAGTAAACGCCTTACTGTACTCATCCGCAAGATAGTGATGTAGTTTACGTTTGGCAGTATCATAGACCCATGCTTCACTTGCACCGTGAAGTTTAACAGGATGTACGCTAACCAAATCCAGTTTCATTGCAGGATCCTTAAATTCTTTTAAGAACTTAAGTTTGCTAACAACCTTTTCTACAGGCACAGCCTTACGTGCCCGAGGAGTCTTAGATGCTTTCTTGACGCTGATATAACTGTTAAGGTCAGTTAACACTTGTTCGATAAACTTAATGATGTTTTTGATCTGGGTTTTAGTCAAATGATTATAACCCTGAATCAATTGACTATCCTTACCAGCTAGTACTTCTTCAAATTCATTCAGTTTCTTTTTCCAGACTTCAGTAAGAATGCTGATATGCTGAGGCAATACATTCTTTTTTGCTACCTCATCGATGACTCGAACCGTGTGCTTGGTGGGCGCACCGGATGTGATAAAGTCATCAAACAATCCCTCAAGTTCACCTGCGGCTTCACGGGCCTTGTCCTTCATAATTTCTTGAACATTGGGCCGATTAGACTCTTTCTTTTCTTCAGGCTTTTTGTTTACCTTGAGTTGGCTTTCTTTGTACTCAGGAGTCTGAACAGATTTAATTAGTCGGTTGATTTCATCCTGCAATCGTTTATTTTCTTCTTCAGTAAGTTTAAGCCCACGCAATGCCATACGTGCTACCCAACACATGCTAGGATTTAGGTTGCTTTCATCAACTTTACGCATAATTTTAGCAAGACCATCGTTGCCAGTCAAGTCAAGATATTGGACAATCATATCCTTAGCATCTTTGCGACCATAGAATCGGCTGTACCAACTAAGTCCCTGCATGAACTTAGAACTGCGGTCAATCATATCTTCAGTAAAGAATGGTTCAGACCCAAAATACTTAGTGTCAGGATCCTTGGGATCCAGTGCTTTAACCACTGAGGTATCGACGGGTTTCTTAGCAGATTTACGTGCCATGTTTGCTCCAAGTTAACATCATTTAAGTATTATATATCAAGATCCATTTACTGTCAAGCCTGTTCCGATAAATACTATATGCCTAAGTTATCATTATACCGCCCAAATAAACAAAACGACTACCGATTTTTGGATAGATCCATATCTGAAATGTTTACTGTGGGCGGAACTGATTTATATATCCATAAGTATTTGGGTCCTACTGATCAAGGTCCTAGTGTTGATTACACCCAACCTCAGTATAGTACACTAAGCCCTACAAATATACAAGATTTATTGTTCTTGGAAAACAGAGATAGGACATATGATCCAAATATTTATAGATTGCGTGGACATTATAATGTTCAAAACTTAGATTTTGACTTAAGCCAATTTGGATTGTTCTTAAATAATGACATCATTTTTATCACTGTTCATTATAACGATATGATAGAACTAGTTGGTAGAAAATTGATGGTTGGTGACGTATTAGAGTTACCTCACTTACTTGACTA